TGCACCGCAGAACAAGCAATTCACTTCTCCTGTTTCAGTGTTTACTTGGCCGTTGCGTTCTTGTGAACATTCAGGACAGCGGACTTGTATGTCAATCTTCATGGCCGAAGTTCACTTTGATGAAGTGGTGGAACAGCACTACCAGACCTGTGATGATGAGATACACGGCGAGACATTTCATTTGCGTCTCCGATATTTGGTTGGTATGTAGCAGATTCTCCTTTTCCGCGAACGAATCCGTTTGACGAACACGTTGCCTCCTCAATGGCCGAGATGAAAGCAAGAGTCGTGCCTCTCGGGCATCCTCCCTCTCTTAGAGAACTGGTTAGCTCTCATCTCGGATAACTTTCTACTTAATTATATCAAATCTGTAATGTTTCTTAAAGTGCTACGGCTACCCTTCTAGGGGGTTTTGTCGGGTAAATTAAGCGCGTTCCATCCTTCACTTATCACGTAATACTTCTGTGCTTGTGAATTACATTGCGGGCATTTCTCTGGAATACCCGTACCAAATGTTCCTATTGATATATTCATTTGAAACCCACAAACACATTGAATTGTTTGCATAATGAAGCTCATACCAAATACCAAACCACCACACCTACTACAGTAATAAAAGTCATAATCGCCATGCCTAATAATTGATATTTAATTTTTTCTTTGTCTTTACTCATCTTGGGGATTGTTAGAGAGGGCGCTACAGTGTGAGCAGAAGCCAGACGTACTTATTAAACACCCCTTAATAATTTCCTCCCTCCCCGCCTTAAAGCCTTCGGAGTAACCTTGTTTATACCCATAGTGTTGAAAGGCATCTGCGATTTTTGCAGCGTTTTTGGGAAGTTTTTTATGTTTGTTCTGTGGGGTCATACGAATAGATAGTCTTTTATATTTTTTAATGCCACACGAACGCCAAACTTGGGTAGCACAAACTTCCATATTTGATAAACATTATAAAATGTTGAGCGGCCTGGGTTGAGTTCTAAATAAGTTCCATCCTTAATAGATTCCAGTTTTTCAACGAGTATATGAGCGTCTTTTATATTTTCTTCAGTAAAAATCATTTATTTAATTCGTTTAAGCGGTCAAACTCTTCTATGATTGCGTCTACTAACTTAACCTCTGTTACTTTCTTTTTTACTTCTTTGAGGGTGTAGATGGCGACAGTATCTGATATTTTACCAGTATCTTCAACCGCAAAAAAAGCGGAACACCCAAACCTTTCCATATCTTCGTCTCCTACATAAATTGTCTTAGGGAAGTCCATGTTAGTTAAGTTATTTCTTTTGGTAAATTTTGTAGTGTGCAACCCATCATTGTAAGATGACCCTTATTATCCCGTGATTGAAGAATTATTAATGGGGTTGGAAAATTTATAACTTTATCAACAATCAACGCGTCTACGTCATTTAAAACAGTGAAGCGTTCATTGCTATTGATAATCTTCTTTAATTCTTCAAGATGTTTTTCAATATCAATTCTCCTACGTTCAATTTGGTAGAGAGCATCTTCAGCTTTTTTAAATTCAAGGCTCGTGAGATACAGCTCTCCTAAAGAATTTTCGTCTTCTGTTTCTTTAAAAAGAGAAACCTCTTTATCTAATGTTTTAATGATTTCTAGTTTAGTCATGTTACTTACTCCTTTTGATTGGAGAATCAGTGATAACGAGTGTAAGGTCACGGACACTGTTGAGAGCATCAACACCTTGATAGGCAACATTGGTATCATCAGAGGCGTTTGGGGTGAAAACAAATTTAATAGTCGTAGTACCGTTCGCGATAGGAGTGAAGTTTACTGTTGAAAGTTTCTTAAGACCCGTTACAGGTTCTTCATCAGGCATAAGGATAGGAGAAAAACCAAAGATGGTGCTGGTGCCATTTACAACAGGACGGATGGGCAGGGTTAATGTGAACACAGATTCATGCACGACATCTCCTAATTCAAGTATTGAATTATCATATTCGATTTTAATATCAGCTCCAGAAGGAGTTACTATATCCGCAAGATTAAGCACCACCGATACAGGAATGGTTTCTCCGATTGCATATTGTTTATTACCACTTACAAGGGAAAGGGTTGTTTCAGTCACCGGCGGTTGCTGTACTTGAAAAAAGGTCACGCCTGCGATAGTGACAAGGACGGTTGTTGCGATAAGAATGTTTCGTAATGTAATACTCATATTATTTTCTCTTAGCTAGTTCTTTTAATCTACGTTGTGATTCACGATTCATCCATGCGATTGAGTTGAAAGGTGTTACCTTATTATCGCGCTCACGTTTACTGAGCATCTTAAGCGCCATTGTTTTCTTTGGGGTTCTGTTTTTCATGTTGATAAATTATAAATAGCCTCACCGCAAAAATCTTGCCATCTATCGCGTTTTGCGTTCAGTAGAAGTTTAAAAATTGCCTTTGCTTCAATTTGACGAATACGTTCACGTGTTACACCAATCATTTTTCCCATTTCCTCAAGAAGAAGACCGTTTTTATATCTCCCCATAAGAATACGCATTTCATTCGATGTAAATTCAGAAGTAAGAGAGTTTTCCGGCTCAGGCTTCTTTTTGTATGAAATATAAGCTATATCAATAAGACTAACTATATATAGTTCATATAATCTTTTCGCCTCTTTCTCTATTTCTTTTTTAGGAATATTAATTTTTACCATATTAGCGTAGAGCTAAGATTGCTAAAGTTACGAAGACCATCATGCCACTACCGAGGAAGGTAATAAAAAGAGGAAGTGAAATCCATGAGTGCCACAGGCGACGGTGCCACTTTCTATCATCCACGCGCATCAAGAGCATGATAGTGAGGAAGGTGAAGAAGCTTTGCCAGAATAAGATTTGTATTGAGTTCATTATAGTTTTTCAGTTATATCGTAGGTCGCATTACCCTCCTTATAGATTTCCATTACGGTCTTGCGGTCAGGGTAATACTGGTTGCGTACCAGCGCATCCGTGAGCATTGAGTAGGGCACTTCTTTCTTTGTTCTGTTCTTGCGCACATAGGTCCAATACTTCACATACTTTCGACCAGCTCGTTCAAATACTTCTCCTTCAAGAAGTTCAACGATTTTATTTGCTTCACGTTCTTCGTCAGTTGGTTGTTCAGGTTCATCAATAAGAGAGGGGCGACGCTTTCCTTGGGCGTATGCGGGGAAAGTTTGTTTGTGCGCCCTACGAATAGCGTCATACACCGCCTGTGGACGTGAATTAAATCCCCCCTCTTCAACAAGCTCATCTATCATTAATGAGAGCGTCTCGTTTAGGGCGAGGAGCATTTTTCTTGATTTACTTTTTTGTTTTTCCATTGTTGTTAAATGTTTTAGCGTGTAATTCTCTCACACCCTGATACAACACCTCGATGATGGTGCGGTATGTGGTGTGTGCAATTATCTCATCTATCATCGCGCGGATTCCCTTGGTCATACGCATTTGATAAATGGACGAGCTGTCTTTTTTCTTTTGATTCATGTGCTATTGGTTTAAAGTTACTAAGCGTCTGTTCCATAGCACGCACACTCGCACGGATGCGGGCGAGATACTCGCTCATACGCTTAATCTCTGCCTTCGTCATGCGATAGTGCGCGCCTTCCCACAATGCGATAAATTGTGGTGGTATGTTTTCAAGAGTGCGCGCGCTGACATCCAAATCACCCCAGAAAATAATTTTACTATATTCCATACATTTATTATGTTATATCTTATATAATACGTTGTCAATGTGGTTGGGGATAACTAATAAGCTCCCTTTTTAGCATTTTCACTCATAGAAATTATCTGAATGTTATCAATCGTGTAATCTTTTTTATTGTCTATCCTATCAACAGAAGGTGAAAACTTCTTTAACCAACCACTCTTTTTCCATCTGTAAAAATGTTTTTTATAGTGTGTGTTTCCCTTAAGGAATAGCAGGAAATCCTCAAAAGAAAAGAGTAGTTCTCTGTGTTTATAATTAGGGTGGTAATCAACCCTCGTTTTAATATTCTTATACAGACTTACTTTCTTTCCCCCAAAACTCCTGTTTCTTTCTCGACGATACACTGCTTGTTGGGCTAATATTTTAGAATTATTTTTTTGATAATATCTTCTTATGTGTTTGTTTTTTATCATGTATTTAGTATAGCCCCTTATATACTTTTTCGTAAGCCCTTATGTGAGTCCGCGAGAGGGTGGGTGGTGATGATTTTATTTTTCACCAAACAAAAAACCGAACATCCCTAGTAAATGTTCGGCTTTCTGCTGTGCGCTGTGCTTACGCTGTGCGCTGTGCTTTTTGCCTGTTAGTTTATGTGATAACCACAGTATTTGCATTGTATAGTGGGATAGTCTGTTTGCCGTCCCCCACACTTTTTGCATAAAGTTTCATATTCCTCATTTGGTTGGTTGCGCCACTCCCTTGTGGTAACGAGTGCGCCCATTGTGGGCTTTTCAAAATCACCCACGTTACACCACTCTATAATTACGCTGTAGGCTTTTTGGTTGCCATCGTAGACTGTAGCCGTAATAGTTGCGTTATCGCTTATAGAGACTACTTTTCCCTTGCTGTTTTCTAATGTTGCGTGGAGTTTTGCCATAAGCCTATTTATCGAACATATAGTCGTGTAATTCCGACCTGTCATTCTCGCGCAATAAGTATGCGATAATCTCCTCTCTACTTTCTGCGGGCGTATCCGTAAAGTTGTAGTAAAAATGCACAGGGATTTTGTTGTTGTAGGCGTACGTTATAACCTGAAAAGGATTTTTAAACGCACTCCTATCGTCATCCCAATACATCTCATACGCCTTCACAAATTGTGGGTACTTCTTCCGAAAAGCATCCGTAAAGTTGTACGCCTTTACACAGTCGCCCCATTTTAGGTGTATATAATTATCTTCACTCCCATAGTAGTTTATTTTTTTCATTGTTTTCTTATTTAATTGTTAAAGAACGCGACACACTAGGAATAGCGCGCCCTGTGATGCTCGCCTTAAAAGAAAGGCGGGCACGAAGGGGGCGTTATATTAAAGAGGGTTCGTTTCCTCCTACGCCCGAGCCGTAGTAACGGCAGTCCGTAGGTGTTTTATGGAAAGGCATTTTACAGCGAAAACACACCCGCCCTTGCGCCTCTTCCTTGCACTTGTTTGAGCAGTATTGAGCATATACTCCGCTTGTGGGAGACTTCCCGCACCATATACAAGCAATGTATTGATTTTCCATATTATACTTTGATTATATTTATAATTGCTTTTGCTTTTTGTTTGAGCGTAAGTTTTTGACTCCCTTGCGCCTTTCGTGTGGGGCGCGCGGTGTAAGCCCATTTGCACGTCTTTCGGTGGTATACACCACACGAAACACCGCAAAGCTCGCACGGGGTTTTTCTTGTATTCTTTTTCATTTTCATTTTAGTGTTTAATATACTCGCGTAAGTCCTCATCCGCGTACTCTTTCGGCAAGTGTTCGCGTATATCTTCAATATCATAAAAGCCCCAGCACGAGTCCTCTACTTCGCCACGTTCATTATGAAGCGTGAAGCCGTAGACCTCGCCGTTGCACCATTGCGTATATGTTTCAAGTTCGCGGTCTATAATCGCCTCGCACTCTTTTTTTGTACTCTCATCCGTTACGATATAAAACCCGCAATTCGAGCAGTCAAAGCCCTGTGCCGTGCCACGCTTATAAACTACATTGCCGTGCTCATAGCGATACACGGGATATATGTATTTAATTTTAATCCCTTGCGCGCGTGCTTCTTCTTTCATTAGTTCCATATGGTGCGCTGTATCGCGTGCGCTTTCTTCGGTGTTTGTCATTATATGATAGAGAGGAAAAACAGTGCCGTCGGGCGACTTGTAGCCCCTTTCTTTCGTGAAGAAAAAGCCCAAATTATCCCATTGGCGGGGGCTTTCCGCGTCTGTATCGTGTTCAATAACGAGACAAGGTTCTTCTATTGTTTTGGTGTATGTTTTCATAATTATTTATTATCGCTAGCACTTGTAAATGTCTTCATCCATTCCGCGAGAATTGCGCGCGCCTCTTGTTTTTCAAGACCAAATTCAAAAATAAGATATTGTCCCGCGCCAAACATATTTATCGTTCCGCTTTCGCGTAAACTATCAAGATAGTCTTTATGCTCTTTTTTCATAGTTATTTATTATCGCTTGCTAGTAATGCGATTATTTTTGCGATAACTTGTGCGCGGGTTTTTGCGCTTGCGTAATAGCCTCCCGCGTTTGGTTTGGTTATGTTGCGTTCGGTTGCTACATATATTCCCGCTATGGTTCGTATATCCATATTTTTATAATTCACCTGTTAGTAATAAAAGCGCGATAGTTGCAAGGCGTAATGTGTAGCAAAAGACTACAAAGCCCGCGAGAAAAAGTGCTACTTTTTGCGCCTTGCGTTGATAGTAGAGTTTCGTTTTTGGTTGATACATATTTTTACTGGTTAGCTAGTAATTTTTTTAATAATCTTTTTTGACGTTTCGTGTTCGGTGTTGTATAAATGTACCCCGCCATTTGAAAATCGTATATCAAGAGAATATCATATATGGATAGGTTTTGCAAATTACTGGGATATAAACTCTTTAATAAGATTATTATATAGTTGATATACGTTTTTTAAAAGTGGATAACTTTTTAAAACACAAGTTTTTAAAATGTCAACTGGTGATGGCCCTGTTGAGCCGTTTTTTGGGACAAAGGCGGGGGCGGGAGCGCGGGCGCGGTGTTGGTGTGAAAAAAACAAATCTTTTTCCCATATTATAAATTAATGCTTATTTACAAAATCCATTTTATGTGTTCAAATTATTCAATTTATAAGAAATTAAAAATAAAAAAAAATATATATATTCTTTTTTTTGACTTAATACACTTGGCGCGCTACGCTAGTTTTTCTTGTGTGTTGTAGTTTTTTGGAAATGGCTCTGTTGAGCCGTTTCGTTGGTTGACAAATGGCGCGCGCGTGTTGAAATACGCCACAAGTCCGCGCCCTTGTCTATAGCTTCTAAAATATGGCTCTATTGAGCCGTATAAAAACGGTGTACAAACGTACAAAAACGAAATATGGCTCTATTGAGCCGTATAATCACTATGCCTATTCTGTGGCTCTATTGAGCCTTATTTTTTGCGTCGCACAACAAACATTTTTAACAGGTAGCATTTGCGACAATATAAGCATTTATAGTAGACGCGGGCATACCCCCCGACGGCGACCCCCGTGCTTGGTGGAAATACCGTTTAGGTACTTGCTCACGTGTAAGGACGCTTTTCCGAAGGGGGTGGTAGGAAAAGAGGGGGTACCCCTTTTTTAATAGGAATCTGAAAAAATTCCCGGTAAAAAATTGGCACTTGACACAAAAGATGCCTTTTGCTACATTTTATATATGTATAGTGTAAAGAAAAAAGAAGAGTTGTTAAAAAATATACAGGACGGCTTTGAGAGGTTCTTTAAGGAGAACGGGCACTACCCCTCTACCCCGGAGATGAACCGCGCTGGGTATTTTCCATCGATAAAACAAATCGAACGCGTCCTTGGCGGCATCAAAAAAACAAGAGAGCTTCTCGGTATGGAAATAATTGACCACACAAAAGGCGCCACTCGTGGAGAAAAATGTATTGCTATAAATAAAAGAGGGCAAGTAAAAAACCTTGAGGTTTATAGGATTCTTTGTAAAAAATTCGGAGAAGCCTTTGTCCATAAAGAACATACTCCCCTTGATGATTGTCGTGTCCGCGTAGATTTTTATGTCTACTCCCCTGCAGGTAATTTTTTCGTTGACGTGTTTTACCCTACTGACATGCAGAGTATGGGGGGGTGTTTAAATAATAAAACCAAAAAATACATCGGCGGCGCCATGAACCAGTTCCCCGTTATTTTCCTAATGACAAACAAAGACATAGAAAAAGAGAGGATAGCTTCTTTTTTGGCTGCTCGTAAAAATAAGTTTGGGAAAAACCAATCTTTTATGGATTTGGACCAGTTTAATGACTATATCAACAAGAAAACTGTGTTCACTAAAATCTAAACTCGTGGTATAATTTTATGAATGGAAGAAGACTTCGCCTCTGACGAGAAAATCGAACAGGAGATTCTTGAGCAAAAAATCGCTGAGGAATTTGACCAAGATTTCGTACGCATCTTGCGTATTATTTGTCGTCACATTTCTAAAACCGGCTTATCCCTCCAAGAAGCCTGCATCCTCGCTCGTATTGATTTCAATACCTTCGTAAAGAAGATGGAACTCTACCCCGTCATAAAAGACCTCATCGTCCTTAAAGAACTTCAGTTTAAAGCAGACCTCCTCTCCACCCTCGCGGACCGTGCCCGTGGCGGGAACGATAAAATCGCGCAATGGTTCCTTGAGGCGAAATACGCAGATGAATTTAATAAGAAAAAAGGTTCTGGGGGAGGCGGTGGAGAAGGTGATGACCTCCTCATGATGGGTATTGAATTTATCCAAAAAAATGGCGATAAAAACGCCCTTGTCTCAGAAAAGAGTGGGCGCGCGCTCATTGTGGGAAAAACAACAGAAAGTATCACTAAACAGTTCAATAAATTCCTCCAATGATTACCGAGCCGTTAACAATTACGCTCGATGAAATCAAAGAGCATTTGGGTGACCGTAAATGGCGGCTTAATAATCTCTACTACGTCAAAGACGAGAAAGGGCAGAAGGTTCTTTTTAGGATGAACGAGGTGCAGGAGTTCCTGCATGATAATTTATGGTTCTTCACTATCGTTCCGAAGGCGCGCCAGCTTGGAATTACGACGTTTTTTTCAATACTCTACCTCGACCAGATTCTTTTTTCGGAAAACAAGACCGCCGTCGTCATTGCTCACCGTGCGGAAGACATGAAAAAAATCTTTAGGCATAAAATTAAGTTCGCATGGGACAATTTACATCCGTGGCTTAAGCAAAAAATCGGTGAACCAAACACCGACAGCGCCTATGAACTCGCATTTCCTAACGGGTGCTCCATTTCCGTGTCTATGACGACCCGTTCCGGCACGGTGCAGTACCTCCACATCTCAGAATTTGGGTATATTTGTCAGAAATTTCCGGATAAAGCGGAAGAAATCGTGACGGGAGCGATGAACTCGGTACATGACGGGGGTATGGTATCCATCGAGTCCACCGCCGCCGGAAGAGAAGGGTATTTTTACGATTTCTGTATGGAAGCGGAGAAAAATCGCAAGGAAAATCGCGAATTAACGACGATGGATTTTAAAATATTCTTCTTTCCGTGGTGGATTGATAAACGCTACACGCTTGAGGGGGTGACATTTCCTATTCCCACGGAATTTCAGAATTATTTCCAAACATTGAAGTCCAAGCACGGTATAGAACTCTCAGATGGGCAAAAACAATGGTACGTGAAAAAGAAACAGTTCAACAAGGACAAGATGTCCGCGGAGTTTCCCTCGACGTTGGATGAGGCATTTTCAGTCTCTGTAGAAGGTTCGTACTACGCGAAGGAAATGAGTAAGGTGTATCTCTCGCGGAGAATTTCACATCAGCCGCTCAACCCCTCCCTCCCCGTTGATACGTGGTGGGACCTTGGAATGAACGACGACAACGTGATTATATTCGTACAGCTCGATGGTCCGTGGATTCGCATTATTGACGAATATCACAATCACGGAGAAGGACTTGCGCATTATATAAAGGTTCTTGAGGAGAAAGGGTATCGCTACGGAAGGCATATACTCCCACACGATGTTGAGGTGCGCGACTTATCCCTCGGGAAGACGCGTAAATTGATTCTCTACGAGCTTGGTCTAACAAATGTGACCGTGGCTCCAAAGTTACTGATTAATGACGGTATAGAACGGGTGCGCGGTGTGTTCCATAGGTTTCAATTTGACGAGGAAAAGGCGATGAAAGTGTATGATGCCTTGGCAAACTACCGTAAAGAGTGGGATGCAAAGCTCGGTGTGTTTAAGGATAAGCCACGCCATGACCAGAACAGTCACATCGCTGATGCCATCCGTACCGGAGCGGTAACATACCGCCAACCGGAAGAGTTGGACGACCAAGGTGAGCCAATGATGAAGGAAAGAGAGTCTTCATTTTTTGGGTAATCCCCAGTTAAGAAATTCCAAGATAATTAAAAACGTGGTATAATTTATATAAATCTCATGGCAGTCAAAGACACAACGCTGTACGATAGCCCGACTCAAACGAAAGATTACGCGGGCAAGATACCCCCTCAATCAGATAAATCTGTTGAGGAAATTTATAGTGAAAAAGATAAAGAATATGTTAATAAATTTTTACAAATACGTCTCGAGCGTGCGCGTAATCAGCGCCGTCAGATATATCCTGAGTTTAAAGACAAAACGTATATCGCCATCTACGAAGAAGACGAAAAAATTGCCAACACGCATCTCCCGCAAAAGAAAAACGAAGACGATGTCATCGTATCAGCGGGGACGGTTGAAGCGAAGCTCGACACGCTCCTCGCGCACATAGCGAATCTCGATTTATCACCGGAAGTGCTCGCGTACGACAAGGAAAATAATAAACTCAATGAGGTGGGCACCGCCCTTTCGGACATTATTGAACTAACGGAAGAGAATGATGGTGGCGATGAGGGTGGTGATGAAGAAAAAAAACTTCTCAGGCAACGTGAACTTTTAAAACATGGCACGGTCTTTGTTCAGGAAGAATGGTTGCGCCTCTTTGAGACAAAGAAAATTCTAAAGGACAGTTATAATGGACAGTTCAAGGACACAGCAGACCTATGGACAGAGTCTCTTGAGCTTGTTTTTGATGGTCCGTCAAGGACACTCCTTCATGGTCCCAATGTCTTTTTGGGAGACATGACGGAATATTTTATGGAAAAGCAACCGTATGTTTTTGCAGTAATAAATATGGATTATGACGTTGCAAAAGCAAAATATGGGAAATTTGAGAACTGGATATATGTTAAAAAGGGCAAGGTCCCCGAGTCTATTCCTCTCTCGGAGCAAACAATTTTTGATAATAAATGGCGCCTTACTGATCTTAAGGAAAATCAAGTTGAAATTATTTTATACCAGGATAAGCCACGTGATGAATTTCAAATAATCATTAACGGAGTGATGATGTTACCTATTGGGTTTCCTCTTTCTGCGGTGTGTCCCGGTGGAAATTACAACATCACAAAACAAGTGTTCCGTATTATTAACTCGAAATTTGCCTACGGACAATCGTTTGTATCTCAGGGTTCTATTAAGGAAATTTCAGCACTCGTTGACGAGATGTTGAAATTGTTTGTGCTTAAAACACGTAAAAGTTATTCTCCTCCGTATATAAACACTTCGGGTAAGGTGATTAATTCACGTGTTCTTTCTGCGGGACGTATCTCTATGGGTATTCCTCCGGATGCTCTTGTGGCAATTGGCCAAGAAGGTCAAGGGGTTACTGCAAATGAATATAATATTTTGAAAGAGCTTCAAGATCGTATTGATAAAAGTACGATTTCAAATCAGATGGCGGGACAACAGGGTAAGTCTGGCACCACCGCAACAGAAGTTCTTGAGCTTCAGCGCCAAGCAAAATTAACTCTTGGTCTTACCATTATTGCGTGCTCTCTCCTTGAAAAGAAGTTAGGAAAATTACGGTTATATAATCTTCTTGCAAATTGGTTTGAACCAACTGATACAAAATTTGTGATGATTGATGGACAGCGTCGCGAAATGAATCAGTACCGTAAAACAAATCGAGAAGTAGCAGTACCGGGAACGGGAACTGCGGAGCGTCAAGTAATTCCTATTGATGGAGAAGTACCTATTCCGGAAGTGATTTATGATCTTGAAGAAAAAGAAACTGAAGCAAATGGATTCCCTGTGCGTAAAATTTATATTTCTCCGCAAGGATTAAAGACTGCTAAGATTACATGGAAGATTGTGGTAATACCCAAAGAAAAGGAAGGTAGCGCGTTTAAGAAGTTGTTATTCCGTGAGGAGCTTGCTGATATTATGTCGCTCACACAGATTGGTAGTACCCCCAATAAAGAAGGTTTGGAAGATGAGTTGGCAAATGTTTACGGAAAAAACAGAAATAAATTATTTGCTAAGGCGCAACCTATGGGTCCAGAAATGGCGGGTATTTCAAGTGTTATTGCCAACAACAATAAGGGTCGAGCAAATATCGGTGGTGCTCCGGTTATGCCGGGCGCCGCAGGGTAAAATGTAACGATATAAACAAATGAATATCTTTAGTTTTCGGCTTGTACGTCAAGCTGAATGGGACGCTAAAGATTCTGAAAGAAAACAATTAGCTGATGCAAACTTGCGCTTACGCGCAGAGAATACTGCATTAAAAAATAGTACAGAACCACAACGTCCGTTTGTGCCAGTTGAGGTTTCTGATGGTGAGCCAACTGATTCAACAGAAAGAAAAATGTATGTTGCGAAGGTGGCTGGGTTTCACCAAGAGATTTTAAAGCCAAAAGTATTACGAATGATTTCCGACGCACGTGCGGAGCTTGAGAAGTGGGGGAATAGTGACCCCACGACGACAGCGCTGTTGCGGGGGACCATTAATGCTTTGTGGCTTTTTTATGATTGGGGCGAATTAATGACGAATGAACAAATCTCTAATCAAACACAAATTGATGGTGAGGAATTAAACGAATTAAAAGAATTAATAAAATAAATCATGGCAAAATTATTCGATGAATACGGTAATCCCGTAGAAGACCATCAGGCATTTACCGCTGAGGAGGTCGCTGCACTACAAAAGGAGGCCGTAGACAAATATGTTGCAGAAAATCCAAATAAAACTGCCGAGCTTGCTGAGGCGGAAAAAAAGGTTGCGGACCTTACAAAAAAATTAGAAGAGGGTGGTGGTATGCCCGACGGTCAAAAGAGGCGACTTCTTGATGAAAAAAAGGTTGCGGAGGAAGCACTTAAAGAAGTTACCGATAAATTTATGAAAGAGGTTACTACCCTTAAGGAGAATCTTTTTGGGAGTGTAAAGAGTAGGGCGCTCAACACATTATCCCGTGGCAACAAGGAGTCTGCGGAAAAAATTGAAGCAAAATATCAATCCTTAATGAAGACTGGAGAATATCCAGATAGCGAGGAAGGCATACAAAGAGCTATGACTGATGCCGCAACTCTTGTAATGGGTTCACGCCCCGCCCCAGGGTTCCTTGATAACGCTACCAACACTGGTGGTATGCGTGGGGATGGTGCCGGTAAAGATAATGCTGTCGAAAGTGATAATTCAATCGCTATGCGTAAGGCGTTTGGTATCTCTGATGAAGATGCAAAGAAATTTACTCCTAAGCAATAAATAAAACCATGGCAAAAAACGATACTAATAAAGAAAAGATAAAAGAGGCTCCAGCTGGTGCTGTTAAAGAAACTGTCTTGTCTGATGCCACCACACGTATTATTGAGGGGTCAAAGAAAGACGCTTCGCCAGAAATGGTCGAAGTTCCGAAGGAAACACTTGAAAAAGTGATGGCGACCGTTGCGGAACAACAGAAGCAAATTAATATTCTCACTGAAGCTGCTGATAAGGGGCGTTTGAGTTTTATTCAACAGCGCCGTGACGCAGGGAAATTAGTAAAGACCGCTAAACTAACAACGCTCAATGGGGATGTTGTTGTGGGGTGGAAAATCCTTGAGGATGATGTTCGTTTTGAAAGCGGAAGACTTATTGAGAAGCAAACAGTAAAGATATTCTTTAAGGGGGGTAAGGACATAGATATGGGGTTGAGGGCTTTCAGTGTTGAATCAGGAAAAACTGAAGGGGAAGTGATTAAAGAATCAAAAGATAAAGACGGAAATGTATTCTTTACATTACAGCTTGAAAACGGGGATGAGATAGAAATACAAGACATATTCCTTAATTAAATAACCATGCAAAAGTATATCGGAAAATTCATTGGACCGAATAAGATTAAGGAACTTGTTCTCATGGAACAAAAAACTCCATTGGGAAATAAGGTTTACGCTGTTGTGTATGAGGGTGGATTTGAAGAACTAATAACTTCTTCAACACTTGAATTATGTGTAAGTGACTCGTTATCTGACCTTACTATCGCACAACAAGTAAAACTTAATACCTTAGTAAAAAAGATTATTGAACTTATTGCTGAATACGATATTAGGCTGTATGAAATAGAGATGGTCTCTAAGCTTCTTAACGACAGTATTGCAAAGTCAACAGATAAGGCACTCTCATATAAATGGTACGGCTCTCTTAAGCAGCATATCGATGGAAAAGACCCTATCAGTTTCTTCAGTATCCTTGAGGTAGATGGAATCTTAAAGGAGGCTGCTTCTCAAGGTGCTGATGTACCTACTCCTGAACCAGAAACAGAGCCAAAAGTAGCTGAAAATGCTTGATTTGAACCGATTGAAAGTTGAAGATTTGGGAGAAATTAAACTACAAGAATTGCAGTTGCTTTATCTTATTCGTAATAAATACAGATTTGGACCTCTTGAGATTATGTGTCGTGATGGTATTCCTTGGGACCTTTTAAAAACAGTCGAAAGAACACGCCTTGGACCAGACTGTACTTATCCACATAGTTCCCAAAACCAACAATCTGTAGTATAATTTAAGTACGGTTCTTTTCAGAAGAATATCGTCCCATCAAAAAACGACGGACACATACTCGAAATCATAATGATTTTGACGTGTCCGTCGTTTTTTGCTTTTGAGAGACCTTTCGGGGAAAAAAACCCTAGTTAAAAAATATCGCTGGGAAAGCTAACTACTTAAACCCGTCGGGGATGAAAACCCTAGTTAACAAATAAGCGACATTATTAAAGTTAAATAAAAACATATCATGGCTTTTCGCAGATATAAAGGTAAAACAAAGATTGTTTGGTTACCTATGACCACATCGCTTGCTCTTACAAAAGGCACACTTGTGGAATTGACTTCAGGACGTGTTGCTGCCGCAGACGCAGACGAGGCAGCAACTGAAATTCGTGGCGTATTAGCAAAAACCATTGCTTCTACGGATGCTGATTATGCTTCAGCACGTTTAGTTCCTGTTGAGGTACCAATTGAAAGACACGTTGTTTGGGAAGCTGATGCAACTGGATTTACTGCAGGCGGCACTAACGAAGGTGTTGAATACGGTATTTCAGATTCTGGAACCGTTGACCAGACTGAAACAACCGCTGACGCATTTTTGGTAACTGAAGTTCTTTCAGCAACAAAAGTGCGTGGATTCTTAAAAATTAACGGCGCATATTAGTAATTTTAGTAATAAGACACCATCATGGAGTTAAACATTGGCGTACTCTCAGATTTCGTAAGAAATGCTGAAATTATGTGGGCGCAGGGTGCACAATCTGTGCCACAGTACGTGCGTAACTCAGGGTTGGTTAAGGAAATTCCAGTTCCTCAAATGACAGGAAACACGCGTGAATTTTCTGAAATTGACCTCGAAGAGTATGCACGTAAGAAATTAGAAGGAGACCAAGCGGCACGCGCACGTGTGCAGCAAGGTTATTCCAAGACTGCAACACTTAAGCGTTACGGATTGGAAATTGGTATCACCTACGAAATGCGTACACAGGGTAAGTATTTCGACATCAAACAGAAACTTACTAATCTCGGTAAGCAAATTCCAAATCGTCTTGACTTGGACCTTTCGCACCGCCTTGGCTTCGGTTCTGCAACAACCTACGCAGATATGGACGGTGAAACCGTTGATATTGCAGTAGGAGACACCCTTGCATTGTATTCAACAGTGCACACGGTTCGTGGTTCTTCAACCACTTTCCGTAATCGTCTTGCTAACAGCCCACAGCTTTCTCGCGGTGCGCTTGAGGCAATGGAAAAGATGCGTGTAGAAAACACCATCAATCAATTTGGTCAGAAAATGACGATTCCTGACAATATTCTTTGGACGACAGATGACCCAAACACCGTAAACACGGCTATGGAAATTCTCAAGTCAACAACGAATATGACACAAAGTAACCCTGGTGTAGTTAATACTTACCAAGGTAAATATCGTCACGTTGTTCTTCCTCGTCTCGCAACAGATAAGGATGGTGCGGTAGATAGCACAAAAGCTAAATACTGGGGTGTCGCTTCAAGCGATTACTCAACCTTCTTCCTTGGAGTGCACGAAGAAGCAAATCTTAAATCTCCTACACCTGGTTCAAACGCTGAGGAGTTCTCAACAGACAACTGGAACTTTGGCGCTCGTGGTGGATACCTCATCGCTATCGTTTCAGCAAACTGGTTAGGCGTATCGTACGGAGACGGAACAGCGTAATAATAGTTAATCGCGCATAGGATTATGAGAGAGAGATTTTCTCTCTTTAGGTCGGAGGAGGATTACTAGCGCAAAACAAAAACATGAATCATAATCTTAATTCTGGTTACGGACCAATTATAGCGAATCGCCTCGCTTCTCTTAATGCAGGTAAAACAATTATTGTTGGTAAGGCAGCGCTTGCTCATCGTGACATCTATACAGATATTTTTGTACCAGATGCTGATGGTAAAGTTCTCTTTGCTTCAACTATAGATGCAGCTATTGGTCTTTGTACTGCAAGCTCAGGAGATACTATTTATGTTCTCCCGGGACACACTGAAGCGGTTACTTCAACAAGTATCGCTTGTGATGTTGCTGGTGTGAATATAATTGGTCTTGGGTCTGGTTCAATGAAGCCGACCCTTACTTTTGCAGCAACTGACTCTCGTATTAATGTCACAGCTGCAAATTGTACTTGGAAGAATTTTCGATTTGAAGCAGCTGTTGGTCAAGTTGTGACTGCAGTTCTACATGCTACTGCAGCACAAAATACTCAATATATTGATATTGAGTTTTATGCGACTTCAACATTCAACTTCATTAATTGCTACACTCTCGGTGCAGCAAACATCTCTGATGGTTGCAAATGGGAGCGTAACTATGTTCGCACTACAGATGCGGGTCAGCTCGCGCTGGTTGTAACTGCAGCCGCTCATAATGACTTAAAGTTTTACAACAACTATGTATCCCATGCCGCCGCTGCTGCAGGTCTTTTGACCGCAGGTTCGGTGAACTTGTTGGGGCTTGATGTTCGTGGAAACTTTGTGCAAACAGGTCAATCTGATGGTTCAGTTGGAGTGTTAGTTATCACGACTTCTACCGCCTCAAGCGGTTGTATCGTTGATAATGATATGAAGACTGCAGATGCCGCAGCTAACGTAGCAATCCCAATTGCTTCGAAAGTGTATGCGGCTCGAAACTACATTGCCGGTGCTGACGAAGTTGGTACTGTCATCGCAGTTGGAACACTATTCGATAACGCATAGTCTTTCTGACTTCACTCTGTTCATTATAAAAAAATGCCTACAAGACAAGAATACACAAAACAATATAGAATCATCAATCCAGAAAAATTTGCTGGATATACAAAAAAGTATCGCGCAAAAGAAGAGGTGAAAATGAAGAGACGGATATATCAACGTGAATATATGCGAATGGTAAGAGAAAATACTCCTGAAAAAATAAAAAAATGGAGGAGTAATTCGTCTCATGACACCAAAAAGATATGGATGATAAACATTGGAAATCGTGATGGATTCTTTTGTAAAAAGTGTAAGACTGTTAATCATTTAACCCTTCAACATAAAATTCCTAAATGTATAGGTGGAAGATATACCTATGAAAACTTAGAAATATTATGTCTTACATGCAACATGAATGATTACCATGAATTAGTTAAGAAGGCATTAAAATTTTATTTTGAACAGGACTGAGGCCAGAACTAACATTAAAAAATATTATTATGTACACAAAAGATACAAAATCATACACCATCTTTGATGCGGCAACGCCGGTGGCAATTACGTCATCGACCGATGCTACGCCAATTGTGGTGACAGCAACTGCACATGGATTTTCAACGGGAGATACTGTGTTAATTTTTGGTCATACGACTAACGTAGCAGCAAATGGAATTTACAAAGTTACTCGTTTAACAGCAGATACTTTTTCACTACAGAATCGAAATACAGGTGCTAGTGTCGCTGGGAGTGGCGGAGGTGCTGGTGGCGCAACGGGTATTTGTGTTGTTGCTCCTAAAATCATTAGCGTAAAAGAATTTGAAAATATCAACATTAATGTACACACTTCAGGTAGCGCTAACTGTACTCTTAAGGCGGTTGGTTCCTTAGGATTAAATACAGGGGACCAAACATCACATGGTGATACACCTAACTTCGGTGCAACACAATCACCATCAAATCCATGGACATATGTAGCAATCCAAAACATTGACTCTGGGACAGTTTTAGCAGGTAGTACGGGGGTCGTTTTAACAGGAACAGATACTCATTCTCAATATACAACAGGCACTAACGGCCTCACGTATTTTACGGTTATACCAACTGCATGGAGTGCGGGGGCTATTTCTATTAGCGTATTAGTAAGTAACTAATACGGCAATGCCAACATACTACGTTTCAAAATCAACAGCTAATGGCTACGTTGTGGGGAACGACAGTAATAATGGTACGTCTATTTCTACACCAAAACTAACTATTGCAAACGCTGCTATAACCACTGCCTCTGATGGAGACACAGTGATTATAAATGACGGAACATACGCGGAAACTCTTACCCTCACGAAGGCAGTTACTATCCTTCCCGTAACAGATTATGGAGTAACTATTACTGGCACAGGCACACCATCAAACGTGGTAGTAACCAGTGATGCTGATGGGGGTACATTTACATTTGGAAAAATCATCATAGACGGTGAAGCACTCTCCGCCACAAGTGCGGCACTACAATTAGGGGTGTCAACAAACACACTACACAATGTGGTGCTGAACGGCACACGAATAATTGGTGCAGCGCAGTATGCCATCCGTGATTTATTGAGTGTTGGTAATGTTACTGCGACTGGGGCTGAAATACTAAAAACCACCGGCTCAAGTGCCTTTTATGGGTACAATACCTCTCTTGTGAGACTTTCTGGAACCACTACTTTTACTGATTGTACATTTAACCTTGTGGGGGATAACGCAACATTTTACACTATCCACGCACTACCACACTCAACGACTGGTGGTGGGGGAACTATGACCCTTGTAATGGATGGTAATACTATTACTCATACGAATAATAGCGCGACACTTACCTTTAACTATGTGATGCGAATATGGAATGTGAATGTATTTGATACACATCACAACACTATCACTGCAAATGCACCCAATGCGGCAGGCCCTTCTAACGATTCAACAAATATCATTTTCTGCCAAGCATACACAAACACCCCAACGTATGAAGCGCACACTATGACGGGTAATATTTATGAAAATACTATTTACCACAATGGTACTGGTGGCATTGTTATTACTGCAGGTGGAGATGGGTATATCGCTAATGAAGCGGGAGTGATGACCGATGTAGATATTTATAATAACCGTGTGTATGGAAGCTCTATAAACACTGACTTACACGGCATTATACAAGGTCAACAAAATGGTGGAAGGATTTACGGAAACTATGTAGAAAATATCCCTCTTGCACTTATGTTTAAAGGACAAGATGGTGGTGTTATGTCGGGGAATATTGTAGTGAATACAAATGGTATTGGCGGTCAGTATGCATCTCTTCGTATTAAAGGTTCTCGTAATTCAGTAGTTACAAATAACACGGTTATAAACCTCGCTTCTCCAACGTATGTAAGCGCGATTGGTGATATGTACCAAGAGGATGAAGCGGGTGCACGTTACGGAAATTCCACTGGTATTGTGTGGTCAAACAATATTATTTACAACGCGGGCGCAACTGCTAGACCAGCAAGAACTCAAAACTCATCACAAACAGCAACTTTTTCTAATAACAACTACTATATGCCGTCTGCATCTTCTATTACCTACACCTACGGAGGCACAGACAGAACTTCATTTTCTGCGTGGCAATCAAACGTAGAAGCTACTGCGAGGAATGTAGATATACAAATAACGTCTGGTGCACATTTTAAAGACGGTTCTGTGCTCGCAAAGTTTGGAAGATTTCCATTTAGTAGAACACCTAATGGCTTGCTGTACTTAACACTATATCGCCGTGTCGGTGGCGCTGACCCTGGGGAATTAATCTATAAAATATAGTTATGGCATTTATTTACACACAATCAGATTTAGAATCACGCATCAATGCCGGTATTCAGGGGAAAATTGGGATGCTTATTAGC